GTCTAGGTTACTGGAGCCCTGAACGTCCATTACGTTCATCCATACCGTATTAACAGCAAAGGTGCTGTCAACTCCTCATGATGATCCAAACATGAGTAGGGTTACCTGGGTGAGGTAGGCCAATATGGCCACATGCAAATTTTTATAATTTTGTTATTATTAATATACATACAACATACATTGGTTAAGTAAATAGGAGGTTGTAGAGGACAATCTCTGTCCTTGGGGCCTAATCCTCGAGTGCATATGTTTCTACACACCTAACCTATTAGCTTAACTACGGACACATACAAACACATTATTTATATTGTACTGTTGAAGAGCGCCACACACACCGAAGTGCGCGTGAATGCACCCACTACCGTTGGTGTGGGCACGACAACTGATGCCTGGTTCGTAGGGTCGGTCACTAGCACCCAATAAATCTTCGTAACTGCACTCACTGCGTCAGTGGTGCCTGTCTTAGTAGTTTGGGTTTGCGAGTTACCTGGGAACCCTTGAATTGTTGAACAATTCACATACGACGTTGTGGTCGGCCACGTGTAGGATGTGAACGACCCGAGCAATTGTATCGTAATTTGATAACTACCAACCCTACCTTTCGGAAAGAAGATGGTGTTACCTAGCAATGTCATTGGAAGCGACCCGTTTGTCGTAAGCGTCCCGCCATCAAACAAGTTTGCAATGCTTGTTGGTGACACGATGCTTGCCGCATAAGTAGCGTACCGAGTAACAATGTTACTGGAGACGATCGGCTTCTTCAATTCAATTTCATACGTTACCCACAAATCACCAATAGGGTTACCATCAGTTTGGCAACCTTGCACCGCAATGTTAGTGGTCCCTAAATCATAGAGGAGCTTGTCCTCAGTGGTAGCTGTATCCACCGTTCGCACATACTGGATGTTGAACGGGTTTTCCTTTGGGTCACACTCAATTGGGTGGCAGAAAGCTTCACATGGAACACTTTCGTTACTATTGTACTCATTCAAGAGCTCAATCTTATTTGTGGGTGGTGAATCACTCGCGCGGTAAGACGTCTGAAGCATCACCGAGCCTAAAGCGGCATTTGTCGACGAAACTGCAGCACCACTAGTAGGAACATAGTGATATACCATGCCCTTAATGCGGTACTCTTGGAATCGCGACGCCACGCCGGACAACCACGGAAACAGTGTAGCATTTCCAGGGTTGATGTCATATGAACTTTGTACTGTGAAGGTAGTGGCACTGTTGATGGTGGTCACGAATTCTCGATGACGCACAACAATCGACTGGTTTGACTTATGCATATCAGGCACGGTATTACCCATGTTCTGTACATTAGACACCAGCGTGTTCTTGTCCAACGTGTAGTCCCCTGCACCCAGCCACTTACTAATAGCGGCTCCGAGGCTTGTACCAACTGCTCCACCAGTCACGGGATTTCCAAAATACCCGCCAACTGCCGATCCTCCCATTGTTCCCAAAGCACGCAACGCTGAGCCTAGTAGTCCCACTTCCGTGGTTTTCTTGGCTGCGCCAGCTCGCTTCTTGGGGCGAATCGAAACATTCAAAGTTCTTCCCTTCTTAGTTTTAACCATTTTGATCTTTTTCTTTATTTTATTTTATCAATGTATATAAGGCTGTGTATTGACAGACCGCTACATCGGTGCCCCACCAATGTCTCCTATCACATCCACATCTTGAACTACACTCGCGATAGTCCAGTTCCGGTAGTATTCTTCCATAGCTACTTGCTCATCTGGCGTCACTCCGAAGGCAAGGAAGAAGCTAACGCGCGTGTCATCACTGACCACCACACGTTTTGCTTCCATATCCTTGCTCATCATCTTCGATCCACTCTGCATGAACACTGCTTCCCCCATCTTACTGGGTTTACCGGCACGCATAAAAGCGCTATACATCTCTTGCATAACTGGCACACCTGACGTCAACGCCAGGCCGCATTCTCCCACGGCATATAGCCACGATTGTAGGGCTCCCTTACCATCCAGGGGGAAAAGACACATACTATCTTTTTCCCTAGACGATTGGTAATTCCGTACCATTCTCCATGATCCGTCGACGCAAACCGGGTGGGTTTGGCAGAATTCAATCTGCTCCATCTCAAAGACGGGCTCTTCAACGACCATGCGGAACCCACAGCGCTTAGCAAACTCAGCGAATCCATCTTGAAATTTCTCAAGATCCTCGGACTCCATAATAACAACGCAATCATCTCCGTTGTTAACCAAGCTGGCCTTAACGCCACACTCTCGCAACCAGCACCACACAATAGCACACATAATATAGCTGTTGCCAAGCGACGTGTTCATATCACCTGAACCACGACCGCCTTTGACACTATATTTAATTTTCCCATCATGACAATAAGCCACACCCTTGTTACGGACCTGCATTCGCAAGATCCGCGCTAATCCTTTACAACGAAATAGCGTGTTGTATAGCCCATGCTCATGTTCCAACAAACCAGCATCAACACTCGCGTCAAACCGCGAAGCGTCTAGACCTACTGCGACAGGGTTCCGGTATTTCCCCCATAAGTCGTGCAACTCGCCGCCCATCTGAGTAGCGTTAAGGCCTTTAAAGACCACGTACCTCTGCCCGAAGACTTTAGCGATAGCCCGAAAAATCGGCTTCTCACTATGCTTCAGGTACCGTCCCAGGCCAATATTGAAGATCGGCGACCTGGGTTGGATGGTCCGTGGAGATTTGTTGGTTGGTACTTTCTCTACTTTCATAAACGTACGAAAGTGTGCGTGTACTGCGCGTACACCATGTTCTGTGTAATCATCGATGTATGATGCGTAAAGCGTGCGCTTGCGACCCTGATAGCTGTCAACGAATTCGTCAGCAGTGACAGGGTGGAAAGTGCGGCCCGCCGCCTTCACAACCCGATGTTTAAACTCTCCCAATAGGTCGTCATAATACGCTTTATCACGACCTTCCCTCTTATACAGCTTGCCATTAATCCGTGCGTATATCATTCGTTCGACAATAGCTGTACACGTTGTCATTACATCAGCCGCATTTGTGCATAGTGTTCTGGCCTCATTACCGACACCACCCAACACATACACGGCTCTCTCCTTCTCGGCCTCTCGCCTCCAGTGCACGGCCAAACTGGCATACTGTGGGTCCTCTGCTCTAAGCGCATCCCATGAATCCTGGGTAGGAACATGTTTAACACTTGGAACTTTATACACCACGTTACCAGCGCGCACCTTGGCGGGGCGCCCCTATTCCAACTGAAACAGCCGACGCATATTCTGCGTCCACCGCTCCATTAGACTCATCTGGCTAGTCATACCACCCCCGACAAAGTAGTCGTGAGTACGTTTAGCGTTGACGCCCCCAACCATTTCCATGGTCGGAACAAACGTTAATTCAACAACGTATGGTAATAGCGCAATGCGATGACTGGGTCGCAAACCATGATCCTTCATGATCTGTTCCGCATATCTCCACACTGCACGATGGTTAGCCTTGGTCACTTCAGGACACCCAAACTTACTGCGGCACGTATCCAACACACGCCTAGCGTATACGGCCCGCTTACCAGTTGCAATCATACGCGAAGCTTTCACCTCAAGCGTGGGATTGGCCGAGTGCAACTTATCACGCTTGACGCGCTTAATCTGTTGCACAACAACGGGGTCTACTTCCTCTTCTCCCGAGTACTCAGCGCCGACCTTGGCCCTGAGCGCGAGGTCTGCGGCTACGCGCTCAACCTCCTCTTCCTCACGATGAGCATCTGCCATCTCAAACACGTGGTCGAGCTCGGTATAGCATAGCAGGGTGGAATTGTCCAGGGTAGTGTTAGACAAACACTCCTCAGCTAATTCACACCTGTCCTCTGCCGCTAAAATCTCTTCAACAAATGCGTCACGCGGTTTGCGGGTGATGAACTTCCACAAGC